GGTTTGGGAAGGCTCTTAGCTCCTAGAAAAAGGGTGGGGGGGTATGCTAAACATACTCCCTGTTGGCTTTTTCCACATGAACCTTGATCTTCTTACTAACCTGTTTTCCCCCATTACCATGCTCTTCGTTGTGACAACTTAAGCAAAGGCTCTCCAGGTTATCCATGTCCAAACCCTTGCTCCAATCGTTGTAAGATGCACGATATGATGGACTATATCTGCTTGAGTGATCTTCTTCTGTTCTAAACATCGTTGACAAAGATAATGATCTCTGGTAAGGACTGCTTCCCTACACTTCTTCCACGCTGTGCTATTGTAGAAGTCTCTGGCTTCTTTATTACGTTTGTACTTGTCATACACCCTGGCTTGTTCTTGCCTATTCATCAGCCCATCTGCTCCTCTAAGCTTTGACTTAGGAGATTCATGTCTTTTACTATTTTCTCTCGTAAAGCGATTTGCTCTTTTTCCAATTTCTCCAATCGCTGCTGATTCTGTCTTATCTTTGAATCAGTGAGAAGCACCGTGTATTCTTTCCCGCATCTAGGACAGATGAAGTAGGTTTTCTCTATGTCTGCTTTGACATTTTTAATCTTGACTTCCCCCACCAAAAATTCCCTTTTGCATCCGTCATTACACGTTACTTTCATCCTGACACCTCCTTCGTCTGCTAAACATGTGGTTTCAACGCCATACAAGCCCGTATGAGACGTTTCTATATCTTTCCCAATACTTTGTTCGTTTAGGAAATAGAATCGCTCTATGAGCCTCTCAGAGCGTCTAGCGATGTGCTCTATCATGTGCGTCTATCCTAGTACTGCACTCACCCTGTTATAAAGGTGTATTGCTCTTGGATTCTCATGCTGTTCCTATTGAGCATCTGAGCTGATAGCTTCGTACATTTTTACTCTCTCTGGTTTAGAAGGGAACGCATATTGAGCGTATCCTTTTCTTTATTCTCATTCCCTTTGCTGTATCACATGAGTTTGTTATTCATCTCATCCAACTCCTTTGCTATTGATCCTGAGTTGATTGTTCTCTGATTTAGTTCTTTATCTCTCTATGCATTTCAGTATCTCTAATTTTGAATTTAATAGACTAAGGTTAAGGAATCATACTCTATTTGATTTAACAAACAAATGTCTCTTTCTAAATCCCTTTTTAAATTTTAAAAAAAACCTCGAAAATGCAATTTGCGAGTATATATTATTTATTCTTTATTTCTTTACATTCTTGTTTATATCCGCTCGCCGTTACTTTCAGGGGATATCTAGAATGTAAGAATCCTTGTGTAGCAAGGGCTGAAAGGTGTTACTTTAGTGTTACCAAAAATGTGATTATGTAAACAACATTTTTTGGTTGATTTTGTTGGTTTTTGGCGCTTAATTATGCCTCAAAGGGACAACATTCTTCCATTATAGATACGCATAATTTACACGCATATTTTTATTGACACGCATTTATTACGCGTGCTATAATAGAGCCAAGAGCAGGAACAATAGATGGGGAAACAAGTTACAGTTCGCGAAGCTCTCCAAAAATTAAAAAAAAGCTGGGTTCATCAAATCGCCCTCCCATACAGGGAAGGGTAGTCACCAGAGATACATACACAAAGATGACCCTGAACGCTTCGCTGATATCAGCTTTCATAAAAGCGGAGCAGTTATCCCAAAAGGAACTTTGAAGAACATTGAGAGAACATCAGGGGTTAATTTCTAACCTCTGGTGTTCAACCCCCATTTTTAAGGTTCCTCCTACTAATAAAGGAGCGTGAATAAATATGTCGGGTAAAGACGTTTTCATCTATCCCGTTGTCATTGAAAAGTCAGGTGAAGATGTTGCATTATACTTCCCTGACATTCCTGGTACGGCCATTATTGCCGCGGATACAGTTTCCGGAATTAAAGAAGCTAAATCCATGCTGATTGATCGGTTGATTGAAATGGAAGATAAAAATTTAGTTATTCCCAAGCCATCCGAACCGGAAGACATCGAATTAAACGATGAAAGTGACCGGATTGTTTTCGTGGAAGTATTCTTACCTCCATACCGAGATGAATCGGCCAATAGGTCTGTTACTAAAAACTGTACTCTACCACTATGGTTACGAGATGCAGCGGAAGATGCTGGCATCAATTTTTCTCAGCACCTTCAAACTTCTTTGAAGAAAGCACTGGGTATTAAGCATAATGATCATCAGTGAAACTTAATAATAGAAAAAGAGAGGAACCAGAATCGGTACCCTCTCTTTCTTTGTGGCCATGCTATAACTATAACTTATCAAAAACCAAATGACTGATACATTTTCTGTATTAATCCTTTCTTTTTTCTGTACAAATTCTTTACCTTTCTACAGCAAGGTTAAGTGCTAGAGCTAGCTTGTAGAAAGCTTTCCAACGTATTTTGTAATAGGTACGCTCACTAATTGGCGGGTTAAAAATATGGTTATAGATGACATAATCATACACATAATCCTGCTTTAGATAACGTTCGCGAATCAGTAGCTGTTCCTTGGGATGAAGCCTTGCTACAGCCCTATCTATACGCTCTATATAAGCTTTTCTGGCTGCCTGAGTATCTATGTTATAAATAGCCACATTGGCCGTTGAATCACTGGTTACGTTTGTCTGACCGTGAAACCGTTCTTGGTAACTGGATGTGATGTTCACTTCTTTTTCTTCAAAGGTGACCGTTTTGAAAATGCGGTATTTCTCAAATTCAGCCTCAAGCGCTTCTTGCGTCTTTTTTCTGTCGAGTTCCGGTAAGAAACAATTGCTGCTCATGGGTTCACTCCTTTTGATGGAGGTAGCCCCGGTAACCCGGGGCAGTATGATTAGAATGGTAGAGCGTCTTCCGTATCCTTGGTTTCCGGCGTTTCCACGTCCTCAATCGTCACTTGATCCTGATCCAATTCTACGGTTCCATCAGCTTTTACCGTATATTCCAACCCTTCATCTTCCTCATAATATTCCTCAATCGACATCTGAGAAGGCTTGAGCGTAAGCGGAACATTCCGCCCAGCATGCTTATATAGCTCTATCGCCTTTTCTTCACTATCGCCTTTGAGAGCCAGTTTCATCACGGTTTTCTTGCTATCGCGCTGGATATTCATAAACTCAGCCGAGATCTCTTCCGTTAGCCCGGGAAGGTTGAAGATGACAATGGTTCCGGCCATCTCGACAAGCTTTTGAGCATTGCCATCATTCTCGTTACCTTTTAGCTCAAATTTCAGAACCTCTTTCTTATCATCTCTTTGCATGGATTTGAATAGAACATTGATTTCAGTAGACATCGTTTTATCTCTCCTTTAACTAAATGTGGTTTTGAGCTCTTATACGCCTCATACAGGCGTTATAAAGTTAATATAAATAATTTGTATTACTTCATCTAGAAAACCTCTTAAACGGGCTAATACGACGTTATAGAGGTGATTAATCTTTGAGGCAGGTTTTCACCTCGCCACCTTCCTCCGTTTTTTCTTTTCGGGAGAATTTAGAATCTCGTTAATGATCTTTTTTCGGTATGGGTAAATATCAATACCGACAGCGGAGCAAAATCCATTTTTTAAAAGATGTGTTTCATACGCTATATGAGCTAGGATGAAAGCGTCTCTGACATTATCGCTGCTGTTTTCAAATCCCCAGTCCTGATATATAGGGAGGATTAAATCCTCTTTTTTGGCATTCCCTTTTCCAGTTGCAAACTTCTTGAGTTGGGAAGGCGTTACTTCGGTGTATGGGACTTTCCGCCGTGTAAGCGCCGTTCTGATTCCCCAACCGATTCCGAACATTTGACTCACATAGTTCCCCTTGGCTGCATGGGCAAATCCTTCTATAAATACCCGGTCTCCTGGCTGAATGTGATCCATAATCTCATCAACCAAAGTGATTATCCTGATAGAATCGGATTTATTAATGCCCGTCAATTCCTTTGCTTTTGACACCTTTCCCAACTGGTCCAGTGCAACAAATCCGGTCTTGGTCGAAGGGTCAATCCCCACGAATCTCATAGATTCACCTCTTTTCGGCTTACCTGGCTCCATGGAATTAACCTAGCAATCTTGCAATACATAGGCCGATGGATTTTGTATTTTGGGCTAAGGTTGCCGTAATACAACTGGGTCTCTTCCTTGATGGCATCGCAGTGCCATTTGCAAAGGGGAACCAGTGCAAACGTTTCTTGTGCTGTCTTTTTGCATCCTGGATATTCACAGGTCATCTTCTTCATTCTCCTCTATGTTCACTTCTTGACCACATTCATCGTGTATTCCATTTGTCACAACGTGTTCATCTACAAAGTTTTGACATTCTTCGCACCAGTATTGTTTAGTCATTTCTGTTTGCCTCCTTTTCGCCTTTATACGATCTCTCATACATTTCCTCCCAACACCCTTTACAAAATGGAGGTTCTACAGGAAGGCCGTAGCACCCACATCCAGACCCATCCCAGTCGCGTCCGGAGCAACAATATTCGGGTTCGGGGATTTCCACTACATCGCAATTCCAGCACTTAGCCATTCGAATCACCTCCTTATGTCCTAATCGCTAGCAGTTTTGCTTTTGCAAACGTTATTCATCATTATTATTAAATGCGTGCTCAAATGCGGCTTCTAATATTTTCACGGCTTTTTCCAAGTCTTCATTTGACACTTTTCTAGCAAATCGCTCAATTTTAAGGTAATTTTCGTTCCTAGCAGAATACTTCAATCTATCGTCTGGATCATTCGTACGTCCAAGCAAGTAGTCAGTAGGTACATCAAATATAGAGGATAACTCTATAATCATCTGCGAATCAGGGTCCCGTTTTCCCGTTTCCCACATGGCTACAGCGCTTGTCGATTTCTTAACTATTGAGGCGAGTTTAGCCTGCGTCATATTTCTTTTTTTCCTAAGTTCAGCCATTCTTGAACCTAGAAACTCAGAGGCATTCATCTTCTGCAATCTCCTAACAAATGAGGATCTTGATAGACGTTCCCGATTATCGAAACAAAAGGTAATTCACCATGCAACAACCAATTACCGCAACATAGCTCCATGTTTTTTTTGTCATATCTAACCCTATATATTCCATTTATAGCGATGTTCTTGCCAAAGGGATGATTTTTAATTTCCACTATGTCATCTTCATATATTTCTACGTTGTTACAGTCATAAAGCCCGGTAAATTGCATCAGCGGTGAGAACTCTTCTTTGCTTTTTCCATTGACCATTGTGAGCATATCTAGTAGATGTTCCTCGTGGATCAAGTCTTCCATATCAAACATTTTTAATGTTGGTAAATAGCACGCACGAAACTTGATTGGTCTATTCATTCCATTACCTACCTTTTTGAATATCCTAAAATTTACATATCTGATTTTCCCAGTAATCAGCGTCTTCCTTGTCGCAGAATTTCTCTGCTTCGTCTATATTTTCATATTCATTAATCCATACACCATTAAAATCACGATGAAAGACTACATACCACATGGATGAAAAGTACCCCAATTCGGATTCTTCTCTTCGATATATTTTAAAGCCATTTCGTTCTTCTATAAGTTCCATCCGGTCTCATTCCTCCTTTTGGTAGGGAGAAGGCTGGTGCCCTCTCCTTTAGTCAAAAACAATTTGACCTTCAAAATATTTCTCTAAACAACCAGTGCAAAAATGGTAATTCGTTTTTAGATTTTGCAAGTGCAAAATTTCTTCTTTCACTTGGTCACACTGCTCACATCTTTCCGTTTTAATCTCCATGGTGTACATGCTCTATCCCCTCCCTAATCATCGAAGAAGAAATCCAAGTTTTTCTTTTTCTTTGGTGCTTCTGGTTGTTTCTGTTCTTGCTCTGGCGCACCAACATAGTTCCAGCCGAGCTGTTTATATATAGCGTGTAGCCCCGGATACATCTTTGCCAGTTCACCACGCCGATACTCTATGACACGCTGACTTACAAAATCGTAGGTTTGCAGCATCTTTTTTCTTGTTTCTTCGTCCAGCAATGGATCTTCAATCTCTAAGCTCTTGGAAACAAGCCACTTTAAGGAGTTCTGATACTGCTCCTCGTTTTCAATCCTTTTCCCCATGGTCATTCCGCCTTTTTAGGAAGCTCCACGTATCTCTGCACCCACCATTCGAACTTATATTTAAACCTGTTTTCGCCTACGTTCCGGCCCTTGGCAAAATAAGAACGGATAACTTTTGTATTGTTCTCCTTCTCTCCGTTATGCCAAAGAAACTCTACTACATCAGCATCTTGTTCGATCGAACCGGATTCCTTGAGATCGGAAAGCATGGGCTCTTCCCGGTTTTCACTAGCACGGGTCATTTGTGATAGCATGATAAAGCAAAATTTATACCTTCTTGCCATCTGTTTGGCAGCAGATGTAACCCGACCTATGGCCTGTGCTCTGTTTTCATTCTTACGTTGAGGAACCTTCATGATTTGAAGGTAATCCACAAAAACGGCAGCCACTTTTCCATGTTTTTTCTTGAACCTTCGAACAGTGGTCTGAACTTCCTCAATAGTCACCGATGCTTTGTCCTGAATATAGATGGGGAGCGTATCGAGCGTATTAAGAGCCCTTTCTATTTTCTCCCATTCCTTATCAGTTAGCTCCTCTTTTTTCTGAGTCAGGCGGATGTAATTGACTCCGGATATGTTAGAAACCAAGCGATCTTTGAGTTCATTCGCACCCATTTCTTGGCTGAAAAAGAGGACACACCCACCGTCTGGATTGTTTTTTGCAACACCGTAGGCAAGTTGTAATGCCTTTGCTGTTTTCCCGACCGAAGGCCTCCCTGCAAGGATATAGAGCCAACCCCGCCAGAGCATTGCCCATTCGTCAAACTGTTTAAAGCCGGAATAAATCTTTTCTGCCTTACTTTTCAGATGCTTCCGGTAGTCCTCCCGGGTCTCCGACATAGATTTCATCTCCCCAGACTCTTGAGGGCGGATATTCGTCACCAAGTCTTCCACAGCAGAAAACATATCTTCATCTGTTTCATAGGCACCTTCTGCAACTTCCCGAATCTCTTCCGATAGTTCCACGAGTCTCTTTCTATGCCCGTTCTTCCTGACAATTTGGGCAGAGTTTACAACGGCTGCCTTTGACGTGCTGGCGCAAGCTGCTACGAGCTGAGAAAGATAGTCTACCCCGCCTATCTCGTGGAGCCTTTTCCTCCGGGTGAATATTTCTGTCACGCTGAGCACATTGACGGGCTTATCGATGCCATCCAGATAAAGAGCCACTTTCCAAATCAGCTCGTGTTGTTCTTGACTAAAATCTCGCGGCTCCAAGAACCGAATATCATCAATGCGCTCTGAATCCATTAGAATAGCCCCAAGAACAGACTGCTCCGCAAGGATATTTCCCTCAATGTGGTTTGAAGGTGAATGCCGCTGGGTCATTTCCATCTGCCACCCACTCCCTGAACGCTTCTTCTTTTGCTATTTCTAGCTGTTTACTTTTGCTCATTTTGACTGGCTGTTGCCTGGCTTTTCCTGCTCGCATCTTGATAGCCAGGTCGCTGAACTTATCTCTGAGCTTTTTAGCACTGAGTATGTTAGTCCTCCAAAACGAATCCTCAGTAACCCAGTCCATGACTTCTTTTGCTAGCTTTTTATCTATCTTGTCAATCTCCACAATCTTCCGGAATTCGTCCGCCCATTTTTGAAGGTCTGCTTTCAAAACTAAATGCTGCAACCCCTCGGCTTCCGCGACAGCAGATACCCGGTTATAAAAATAAATTGCCATTTTGTAATAGGTGCTGTCTTCCGAATACTTTTTACTCCTCTTCTTATTCTTAGTAGAAGATGTTACTTTACCGTTACTTTTATCCTCGGTTTCCTGATAAATTTCCCAATTTATAACGGTTATCAGTGTATACTGTCTGTTACTTTGACCGCGTTCAATTGTTATCATTTCGTTTTCTTCAAGCCAACCCAGGACGGTTGATATTGTTTTAGGGTTTGGTTCTCTCCAAACTGCCCTTTCATAGTAACCAACTCCATTTGCTATATTTCTGATTGATGTAAGGCATTGCCCCCGCCTGATTTTCAGCCTTGATCCATCATTCATAGGAATTTCATTGTCCTGGTGATTGGCCATGTATTTTAGGTACTGCCACACCCGGTGATACAGGGGCGGCATTAACCATATGTCAGATTTCAATTCCTGCCTGTAGTCTTTGATGTACCCCTGCATTCACCTCACCTTCTTTAAGCCTGTTTACAAAAGGGAACAACCGCATGTAATATGCGCTTTGTCAGTATTTCGGCATCCTTCGGATCACTTCCAGTTGATGGTTCAACACACCAAGCATCCACTTCTTCCTGAATGGTCATTCGCAGAACGCCATAGCGTTTCTCTGTTTCCAACTCTTTTTTGGTTTGCTCTAGCTCATTTCTTAGTTCGTTTATTTCTCTATTCAGATTTTTAATTTCTGTAGCTGCATGGGTGAGCCTATTCAGCGACTCGTGGTACTCTTTCTCTGAGTAAGTTTTTTCTTCCGGAAATTCTGCGCAATAGTTCATGCGATTACCTCCAAATAGTAGTGTTGTCCTTCATTTAGCCCTCTTTTAGCAAGAGCTCGTTTTACCGTTGCCTCTGCCAGTGCTGGCAGGTTGTTATTGTTTGAAAGATGGGTAAGGTAAATATGCTCCCCTCTACCCTTGATAAGCCGTTTCAATGCCTCCGCTGTCTGATCGTTGCTGAGGTGCCCAATGTGCGATAAAATGCGTGCTTTAACGCTATTTGGATAGGATGACATCTCTAGCATGTCCGGGTCGTGGTTAGCTTCGATAATAATGTGTGAACTCTCTTGCATACATCGAAGCATGTCGTTGTCCACTCTCCCGGTGTCCAGAACTACACAGCAGCGTTCTCCTAAACAATCCTCTATGGCGTATCCTAGCGGCTCATAGGCATCATGATGGGTTGAGAAAGGGGAAAGCTTGATCTCGCCAAGATCAATCTCTGTATATGCCCCAGAATGCTTCAGGATAAACCTGCAAAGATCATCATCCACGGAGTCAATGTCTTTCCATTCCCCTTCTGATGCGTAAACCGAAATCTTGTATTTGTTTGCAAGCGGCAAACCTTTAATATGATCCGAATGAGCATGAGTTATGAAGATAGCTTTGAGCTTGGTAGGATCAATGTTGTTTGCTAGCAATCTCTTTTCTATTTTTGTTTTTGGGAGACCCGCATCTATTAAGATGCCAGTCTCACCGGATTGAACATGAATGCAGTTACCAGACGACCCAGAGGCTAAGATTTTCACGTTCATACTGTGTTCTCCTTAGATTGGCAGTGCGTCTTCATCCGCGGACTGCTTCTCTTGTATATGAAGGTCCATCATTTTCAGAAGTCCCGTCAATTCTTGGACAGTGGGTTTATCGCCTTTCATCTTGAAATGTTCAGAAAGGTACGCCTCCTTTTCTTCTTTTGTTGTAATACCGAGTTTCTTAAACTTCTCTTTCATTTCTGCCTTTAGTTGTCTTAGCTTTTCGTCATCTGTTTCAGCAGTGGTTTGCTGCTTGGGATGCTCTATCTTTGGCTCAGGTGAAGTAGCAGTGACATCTACTTCCTGCGTAATATCTTTCCTAGCAGGCTCATATGCAGGAATCTCCTCAGACGGGCTCCGGTACGGTTCATCGTCCCCGAATTCCAAACCATATTGTTTTTTTAAAGCCCGTTGCTCTACATGCTTTCCAAACATATCCGCCGTCCACTTATTCCAGTTATCTTTGTTTTGCCCTGTAAACATGTGCTCTACCTCAGAGCGATCCATGACTACGGTTACCGGGCGATACCCATCCCTGTAAGCGATAGAATACGCGCCGATGATTTTCCCGCGAGGGAACCCTATCTCATGTTCAAACACTTCTAGTTCCTTTGTCTCGGGATTTTTGCTGACCTTGAACTCATCGTTTTCACAAACCATCTGTGTATCTGGTGGCTGAAACCCTTCCTTTTCCCGTGCTTTTGCCAGATAAGCCTCCGCGGCAAATTGTATCCGGGCGGTATTTCCATATTTAATGAAGAAGATTTCATTTTTGAATGGATCTAGGCGATATGTCGCAGCCTTATGAGCAAAAAGCATGAATTCAGCATCACTAGCTGTAGGACATATGGATGTGCGAATTACCTGTAAAACTTCCGGTTTAAAAGCTTCATTTATTTCTGGGGTTAAAGTAATCTGGTTATTTGCCATTCTCAAAATCCACCTTTCGCTTTATCTAGTCCTTTTCTAATCTGGTTTTTCACGTTGGCCCATGCCCTGGTATAAACTTCTTCCACATCATCTTCAGGATCGACAGACATCGTAACTGCCGCATCTACTTTTAGGTTTTCATAGTTTCCTAAATTCTTGGTAAATGTGAAACCTACATGGATTTCTTTAGTTTTGCTCATTTCATGTCCTCCATCTCTATTGTTAGTTCTTGCCCTGGAACAACTCGGCTCACGATAAGCTGCCCATTTGGCTGTTTGAAGCGTGTGATAGATTCGGCGTTATCCACCATGCACGGCGCTATGATTCCGGATTGTTGGCTCAACACGTCCCTAAGTTCCAATCCAGCCCGAATGCTCTCTGATAGAGATAGTTTCCGGTATGGTTTGCCGTCCATCTCTATTTCAAAATCAGGCTTGATCTCACCGTCTGTTTTGTTGGTTTTAAACAGCCGGAGTGAAAGAGTAGTAAATAATGCTTGTACCTTGTCCGCCATCATTTCGGCTTCTTTGGCAGCAAAATCTTTGATTGCATCTATGATGAAGATAGATTCATTAAGGCTTGCAAGGGTGTCCGCCTCATCTTCCTTTGCTTTTGCAAGTTGTTGCTCCAGTTGGGCATATTTCTGGCTCCCCTGAATGTGTTCCCACAGTTTCATGCGTTCCCTCTCAAATTCCCGCAATTGATCAAGCTGAACTGAGAGGCCGATATACGCATATTTTTTAAGATCCTGCTCAAGCTTTTGCCGCTTTTCAACTACAGCGGCATATTCTTCTTTGAACTGATCCACTCGCTGTTGCTTTTCTGCCTCCGCTGCTTGGCGTGCCTCATTATTGAGAGGTTGTTTACATACCCGGCAGATATCCTCAATTTTTTCATCTTTGAGCTTTTCAGCCTGCTTCTGCATCTTATCTCGCCGTTTGATTAGAGAGTCTATGTTACTTTCAATCTCGTTGTATATTCGGTTATTTTCGTCAGCTGACTTCGTGACTCTCTCGATTTGCTCTATTTGTTCGGTTAGTTTGGCCATCTCTTCTTTGGCAGCCTGTATATCAATAGAATGATCTAGCCTATTAAACTCTTCATATGACTGTTCTTGCAGTGTTTTAGTCTTACTTTGGGCGGCAATGTAGGCTTTATCTTTTTTGTTCTTGTTGTCCCTGTGTATCTTCTCAAGGTCAGCTAAAGAGTGTTTTTTCACCAGCTCACCCAGTTTTTCTGCCTGTTGTTTCGGAAGCTGGGCGAACACTTCTTTATTTGCAGGTGCTGACACATATCTGAGCAGCAGTTCCCTCTGTTCATTCCACTTGAGAGTAAAATAGTAGGAAGGGTTGTATAATGATAGGAACAAATCTTTATCGAATAGAGATTTCACAAGCTCCTCATATTCTTTTGCTTTACTGGGAACATCATTGATGTAGTAGGTTGCTTTTCCCTTCTCTATGCCCCGGCTAAGAAGAACATCCTTCCCATCCATAGCAAAATGCAACTTTACTAATGTATGATCGTATTCATAATTAATCGGCGTTGGGTCTGACTTGCTTCCTAGCACATCCACGCTATACAATAACCAAGGGATTGCTTCTAAAATAGAAGACTTCCCTTTTGTATTTTCGCCCGTGATCTTTGTTAGGTCGCCAAACTCAACGGTAAGATCACGGTGCGATTTGAAATTATGCAGGGTCAACGTTTTAAACTTTATTTCCATTTTGTGTTTCCTCCCCTATAACAGTTATGATTCTTTCGAACTGTTCGTGTAGATCCCTTCCCTGTTTCTCTAGGAGTTCAAGAACGTCGTATTTAATTCTGTCATTGATTTCCTTACTTTTTAGACCAATACCTTGGAAAGGAACACCAGGGTTAAGTCTAACTTCAATCATCTTTCCAGCTTGTATAGCCCTTATTGCTGACTGGTTATCTTCAATTTTGTCAAGCAACCTTTCAGATTCCCTTAATTTTTTCCTTATTGATTCGAAATCCATGGTTTCACTCTCCTATTCCGTATTTTCGTTCCATATCTTTCAAATCTTCTTGCAGCATTTCAGCTTCCGCCGAATCTTCGGTGTTTATGAATTGTTGATAGACTTTGAGATATTGGTCATAAACTGATTGAGCAGTCGACCGGATGGTTTCTTGTGCCCGGCAGTCCTCTACCATTTTTCTCACTTCCCGGCCTTTTATCATGCCCGTGGCATATACAACACCAGTTTTCTTTCCCGTTTCTTTCAAAAGTGTTTCTGATAGAGACATATCCATTCCCCTTTCAAATATTTTCCTTTCTGGTAGAATGTAAGTTGTCTAGGCTTATCACTCTATGTAGAAAGGAGGTACTTTAGATGGATTCTGAACTGGAGCAGATATTTAAAGTTCAAATTATTTATGCTTACGATAATGCAAAGCATGCTCATAATGAGGTATTCTCTGATAGAGAAGACAAACATGTCATTATAGGACATCTATCTATTGCAAGTTCTTATATCAACTCTGCCAAATCGATATACGCTTGTAACTTAGATAGACTCGGTCGTCCAGAATTTGATGATTTCTTTCATTGTTTCAATACATTCATTAAGGAGGCCATGAACTGCATTAGAACAGATCATAGTCACCAATGGACAAGTATTGAATATGAACGAATGAAGGAAGAGTTCAAGGGTGTTGCCTTACTTCTTGGCATTGAAGGCATCGAATAAAGAATCTACTTTTTTACTCAAATGGTTGATTGACGCGGAAATATGATTGATTTCGTGATAGAGATCATGTCTTAGGTCAATCAGCCTTTTTGTTTGTGAGAGCAATTCTTTCCCCGCCCAGCTATTGGGTTCTACGATTACCGTTTCTATTGATTCATGTTCTTTGAATACTTGCTCCATCTCTTTTACAGCATTTTCATTAGCCTCAAATATTTGCTGCAATTCCTTTTTATCCATCTGTGTTTTCACCTTTGTCTTATTGTTTTCATACAAGAAACCGTTTAGTTTTTCTAAGAACTCATGGTACTTATGCGCGCCATTGTCATTGCTTACGAAAGTTAGTTCCAGAACCATCTTTCCTTCAAATTCAGTCGGTTGTTCAATGGAGTATCCCGAGCACCAGACTTTTGTTTTGACTTCCTTCGGCATCTTTGGTTTATAGTAGTCGCTCATGCTGTCTCTCCTTCCTTAAACTTGTTTACAAAATAAACTTGCCCTTTGCCTGTAACTTTTGTAGTTTTGGTTATCCTCGTACTTCCGTCTGGATTAGCAATAGTCCTAGTTTTGATTTCAAACAATCCAAGTTCCATTGATTTTTGCGTCGGAAGATTTCGGTAATCTCCTTTCCTTCCCAGGTATCCCTCTGCGCGGAGCCAATTGAAGAGTCTGTTCTGCCCTACATTGATGCCGTTTTGCTTAAGTAGTTTTGCAAGTTCACCTATAAGGATGGAACTTTTTGAAGTCTCAAGCGCTTCAGCAAAGATTACCTTTGGTCTATCCTGTTCAATTTGCGATTCCAGCAACTTTCTAGCTTCTCTTTCTTCCTTTAGCTTTGTCGCCGCTTGTATGAGAAAGTCAGGATTGTCCAGTAGCTCGTCAGTCGCATACATTCCTGTTTTGCGGATAGCCGGGAGAACTTCGTGTGTAACCCAGCGCTTAAACTGTTTTGCTTCGGGTTTACGGCTGGTTAAGATGAGAGAATACAATCCGGGCTCATTTACAAACCAAACATTCCGATTCTGACCTGATACAAACAATGTTTGGGTCAGCTTTTCGTCCTCATCCAACCTCTTAACTGCCATGGATACATCTGAGTGATCGAGAACCGAACAAATATCTTTCGCTAACCACCACGGCTGTCCGTCTTTCATAATCACGCGAACGTCTTTTCCGGTGAAGTTAAACACTTGTAATTGATTCATTCGCCTACTCCTTTCTTTTCACGTAGCCTTTTTGTATCCATTCCGGGCGTGGGTAATATTCTTCATTCCCTTCAATCAGGAATCCTATAGGTACCTTTTCCCCTGCCTTTCTATCCGGCATCTTGGACTCAGCTTTTTCTGTCCATACCCACGGGTTCGGTTTAGCTTTTTGGTTCATTTTCGTTCTCCTTTAGCTGTTCTTCGCAAAATTTTATGCTGTCTTCGAGTTTCCTTTTTATTAGCGCCCGTAGCTCACTGTCTATGGTGATATCCATAAAAACCATCGTTTCATCTTGAGTCCACACATAGAGCCATCCGTGATAACTGTTGATTTTATTAAGCTGTGACTTAAGTTGTTCGAGATGTCTTTTTATAGATTCTATTTCATTCATTTTCTTGCTCCCTCCTCTGATTTTGGCGTAATGATATCAAGGGCATATTCAATTTTGTCTACATCCGTTTCTAATTGTTTTAGCTCAGCTTTGATATGCTGTATTTTGGTTTCAAACTCATATTTCTTTATTAGAAGTAACAGGTGGGGATCCGTCACAGTTTCGAGATGTTCTTCTTCGCGCAAGTGTATTCTCCTATTGCCAGATACCGTATTTTTTACCTTGTCAATGTCTAGGTAGCAGATGTCATATCTCCACTTTCCATATTTTTCCGGAAACGTCTTGCTTACTATTTCTACAATTTTTTGTCCTCCCTGTAGCATTGCGAAATCGCCTACTTTAAACTTGCTATTTGGCTTGCTTTTTTGATTCATTCACCTTCAGCTCCTTATTTGATTTGGTAAAGCTAAACCGTACTTGGACTCATCAAGGAGTGTTATATAGGTGGTACCACGGCGCTTCCAAAGCCCAACCACCTTGTATATACGATCATTTTCAAATCCGATAAGATGCGTTCCCTTTTTCGGGTCCCAGGTGCCTCCACCGCTAAGCAGCCGCACCGTATCCCCTGGATTAATATTCATTGACTTCAGCTCCTTTTTGGTTATTTCGAAAATGACGCTTCCAATTGTTTGATCTTTTCGTCCAGTTCTTCCTTCCACTCTTCATCATTCGCAAGATGGGCTACAAAAGTGAGTTGTTTGAGTTCATCTAACTTATAAACCAGATCAGCGTTTTGTTTTAAACATTGCCATAACTCTCCAAACTCCGACTTAGAGTGATTTTCGAACAGAGCGAATAGATTGCTATGTTTCATACAAAGTTCAGCCAGCCTTCGGTGTACGGGGTGTATGCAGACTTTGGTTTCTGTCATGTGTGGTACCTCCTTTCAAAGGCTTGTCAACCGTAGTAAGCCTAAGAAGGCTTACTCAAAGATTGAATAATTGCCCATCCAGCTTTGTGATAGTCCAACAGAACCTCTTTTGCTTCATCTCTGGAAACACAATGATCATCGCAAAAATTAATTACCGTGTTCCCCGACCTTATTGTCATTACAATATTTCCTTGTCCGAGCTCTTTTCTGCTTGTCACAGGAACATCACCCCTGTAACCATGTTTATGTGCCATCGCTTGGACACTCACACTTTCACCTCTTCATCAAATTAAATTTGAGTTTGATATAAACGAATATAAAGATTCTACAAAAAAATCACAAATAACAGTTGCGTAAATTCAATTTACTGTATATAATTTGATTTAAAGGGGAAGTTATATACAGTTGTTAAATTTAATTTGAGCCAGTGTTAAAAAAAGATGGTTCTGCTAAATCGGGAAATAGTTCATAGACGTCGCAATCAAGATGATGACAAATCTTGAAGAGAAGTTTTGTACTTGGTACGCTATTGCCGTTCTCGATTTCGCGCCAGTGAACTTCTGTGACAGATAGAAGTTTAGCCATCTCCCGTTGAGTAAACTTCATAGACTTACGTCGTTCTTTTAGGCGAGGACGAGTAGTCTTGGTGGCAACTGTCATGTTCAATCACCTCCTTGACTCCTATTATAAAACTCAAATTTAATTTTAGCAACCCCCAATTTATAAAATTTAATTTTAGTCGGAGGTTGTTACAGTGGATGCTTCTTTATCTATGGGAAAACGAATCAAACACCTGAGGGAGAGAAAGGGCTATACTCAGAGCCAGATGGCTGAAAAACTCGATATGAATCCAGCTAACTTTTCCAGCTATGAAAGGGATAAGAGTATTCCTCCAAGCGATAGATTGGCTCGTATAGCCGATATCCTCAATACATCTACTGATTACCTAACTTGTAGAACTGATGAGGAAGAATTTTACCGAATCAAAGCGGAAGATAACCGTGACACATCTTTCATAAAAGAAGCTAGAGCTAGTGCTGGTAATAGTCCATTTATGGTTCCCGTTGTGGGTACAATTTGCGCCGGCAATGGAGTTATAGCGAACGAGATTATTGAGGAATACGTAGCCTACCCGTTCCTCAAGAAGACGCGTCCTGATTTTGCAGTAGAGGTTAAAGGGGACTCGATGACTGGGGCAGGCATTGACGAGGGGGATATTGTTTTCTTCCGAAAAATGCCTTGGGCAGAATATAACGGACAAATTGTTGCAGTTATAGCGAACGGAGAAGAAGGATCGTTGAAGCGCATGAGATGGAGCGAAGGTTCTCCATATATAGAATTAATACCGGAAAATTCCGAATATAATATTATGAGACATCTCCCTCATGAAATCATAGTCTGCGGAGTGTATGTGGGACACTTTAAACCAGACTTTAGAGCAGATAAGGAGTCTTGAAAATGAGTAATGAATATTGTATGTATCTTCGGAAATCACGAGCTGATGCAGAGGCGGAAGCGCGCGGAGAAGAGGAGATTTTATCTAGACACGAGAGGACATTACTTGATTTATCAAAAAAATTGAAACTCCACGTTACAAAAATATTTAGAGAGGTTGTGTCCGGGGAAACTATATCCAACCGCCCCGAGGTCCAACAACTTTTAGAAGAAGTTGAAGAAGGCAGATGGGCAGGCGTTTTAGTGATGGAGATAGAACGTTTAGCCCGCGGCGATACTGTCGATCAAGGGATCGTCGCACAGACATTTAAATATTCCTCAACGAAAATTATCACCCCGACCAAGACATACGATCCAGATAACGAATTTGATGAGGAGTACTTTGAGTTTGGATTATTCATGTCACGAAGAGAGTACAAAACTATCAATAGGAGGCAGCAACGAGGGAGAACAGCATCAATCAAAGAAGGCAAATACCTCGGAAGCAAGCCGCCTTATGGATATGAGAGAATTAAACTAGAAGGACAAAAAGGATATAGCTTAGTCCCAAACATAGAGCAAGCTCCAATAGTTAAGTTTATTTTTGAATTGTATACAAAAGGCGAACCTTTGGGTAACGGTACTTATAACAGACTGGGAACGAGCCTTATAGCAAGAAAACTGAATGCTCTAAAGGTGCCTACCGCTAAAGGAGGAAATTGGGTAACGTCTACTATTAATGGCATTCTTAGAAACCCTGTTTATATGGGCAAAATTAAATGGGGCTCAAGGCCCATGCAAAAGAAGCGTAAAAAAGGTGAGTTATCCATCTCCCGACCAAGGGTAAAATTAGAGGAAATGACCCTAGTCGACGGTCTACATGAGGGCTTAGTAAGTGAAGAGGTATGGAATTTGGCTCAAGAGTTGCTAGCACAAAATCCAGCAAGGCCTATCCCGACTAAATATAAAGTGAAAAATCCTTTAATGGGGCTGGTAATTTGTGGCGAGTGTGGGCGGAAAATGATAAGAAGACCATATAGTAAAAAGGACCTTCCGTCTACTCTAATGTGCCAAGACCCACAATGTACAAATGTGAGTTCACATCTACATTTAGTCGAAAAAAAGATAATTGAAGGCCTTAAAACTTGGTTGATTAACTATAAAGCAGAGTGGAAAAAAATCAAACAAGATGACGGTAAGAGTTTGAATACAAATGAAATTAGGGAAAAAGCTATTGCGAAAATAAATAACCAAATTTCATCCTTAGAATTACAAATGAACAATTTACATGATTTACTTGAACAAGGTATATATTCTACTGAAAAGTTTATTGAAAGATCAAAAAACATATCCGAGAGGATAAAAAAGTACCTAGTAGAAAAAGAGGAGTTGGAGAAAGAAATAAAGACTGAGGAGGCTGTTCAGGGGAATAACAAGGAAATTGTTCCTGTCGTAGAGAGAGTAATAGAAACTTATTACTTAACGGATAACCCTGAGATGCGGAATAACCTTTTAAAATCAGTCTTAGTAAAGGTAATTTATAAAAAAGAGTATGGTACAAGGTGGCACAGGGATCCTGATGATTTTGAGTTAACACTTCATCCTAAGATTCTTCAAAATTATTACTGATATCCCGATGGTTCATACTCTTCTGTACCATGGTGTTATCAATAATAAAAACCAAACTCCTTCTATATATAGTGTGGAGTTTGGTTTTTTATTATTTATTCTTTGAACTCCCTCCCTTCCCTAAACCCTTGCTTGAATGTTTCAGCAGCAAGGTTTATACGGGAGTTATACATGTCCTCCAATTGAAGCAACTCTTTTAAAAAGGGTTTGGGCACATGATCCTTTATTTTCAAAACAAGCTTTGTATGTGCTTCGTAAAAATTCTTACTTTCCTTGCACAGTAAATCTGTAACTTCCTCTGCCCTTTTTTCAATATAAATATTCTCTAGTTTTTTCACATTAAGCCCCCGCCTTTACATTATGTTTTTGGGATATTTGGGATATGGTAAATAACCATTGTCTATGGTATCGCCCTTCCTTTTCCAATGATAATTTTACCATTATGACATATAGGAATTTTGTCGTTTTATGTCGAATAAAAGTCCCAGAAGAACAACAATCGGAGCGCCTCGATTTTTCTTGACAAATTTAATTTTCCATGATATGAAAGCACAAAAACAAAAATCTTCATATAAAACCGTTTTCAAAAGAACTGCCAACCATTAAGTGTTTGGTTATTTTTCTAAGATAAGTAATGTCCCTCCCTATTGTTATAAGTGTTGATGCCACGCTCATTACTTCCCCCACTTCTAAATGCGAAATTTATAATTACCCTATTAAACATGGATAAAACATGAAATAAAACCGTTTTCAAAAACCGTCCAATCAAACAAATGTTCTTACATGTATGACTATGTAAACAAATTCACTTGTCATCATTTGCTCACTTCCTTTCTTTATCTAACTTTATTATAGGAATTATTTTCCCATTGTTTCAACGCGCAAAATAAGACATTTCGCGCATATTTAAGAACAAAATTGATTTCATATGGTTTCTGTTTTATTCGTGTTTATTATATTTTTTACATTTATTAAATTTTTGACCTTTTTCCGTAATGTTCGTTTTTGCAAGCGGTTTTCTAAGACTCCTCCTAATTTTAAAACTCAGCAATCCTTATTTTAATTTTTAAAAAAATAACCTGCCGCAAAGACAGGTTATCTTCATTACACAAAATCTTTTTTTTACAACCATACAGAACGTGAGATAATAACCAATAGAATAAACAAGACTAGAATGGCTGCCTGTACTTGTGAATCCTCCGAAGGCACCTCCAAATGAAGCTCCATTTCCGTATACTTCGCCCACTCATAACACTCCTTTCCTTTAGGCTCAATATTATTGTATGACGGAATTCAAACGACGCTTGGACTGTTCAAGCCTGTTTTAGAAAAGGGCTGTGGACTTGTAAGGAGGCGTTTGATATGCTACTTTTACGTTATTAGGTGTAACGTTGAGGGACGACGGCTTACCGATATATTTTTATGTAGGCTACCTGCTTTGGGAGCTATTATTTTGCACATTGCTAAAGCTGAGAGCGCCTAGGAAATTAATCCTAGGCGCTCTTTTTGTATTGCAGATTAATGGCCGGTTGCAAAATCACGGTCTTTTGGGTGAGATGGTTGAAAAGAGTTTTTGTCAAGACCTATGTAACGTTTTTATTGACAATCTTGCCTACAACCAATTGAAAAAGTATTACCGGGCTAACATAGAAGAGATCAATGGAAAAAAATAACCTGCCACATAGACAGGTTATTTTAATTTCCCATTTTACTTTGTGTCCGTAAATTTTTTAAATTGTTCTAGCTTAAAACCATCCAAAGAATCTTCAACACTATTACCATATGATGTTAAATTAAATATAAGACCTGTAGAAGATAGAATGTTAAAATCTATAACAACTTCATCATTATTTCGACCAGTGCATAGATCGGTTACATCTTTACCTTCATTATCATTTACATCAAGACACATACCACCTGAAACATTTCTTAATTTGACACGATATTTTCCTTCTTCGACCTTTATTTCCTTAGATTTAAGGGAAGAATCTTTTTTAAGAATTAACGATCCATTACTTATCGTAGAAATCCCATCATTGTCAAAAATACTACTATCCCAATTTTCAAAATTATCATCCACTAGTACTTTTGAAAAACAATGAGGTAAGAAATTCCACAATTGATTTTCAGAATCGTCATCGTGATAATCAACGTGAAGAAAACCACCAGAGTTTCGTAATAATTGTTCAGGATGATTTAAATTCCTAATTAGAAAACCTTCCCCTTTAATACCATATTCTATAATCCAATATGCATTTAAATCATCAGCACTCCTTTTTAGTTCATCTTTCTCTATAACAGGAGAGCCAGATCCTGTAGTGCTTAAGCGTTGATTAGAATCACGATGGGAACGAATTTCGTATGCCTTTTTATCAGAATTCCAAACAAACTCCCAACAATTATTATTATCATAATTTACTAAATGAGCTGCATCCTTGTCATGATCTATTACTTCCTCATAATCGACTTTACTTGAAACATTGTACATCCCATCCTTTATAATGGGTCGATCTGTTCGTTGTAAAATCAATTTAGTACCCTGATAAGCTACACTTGCTTGTCCTATTTTTCCAAAATCTAGAACAGCACTTGGATCTTTATAATTTCTTAATTTGTATAAACCATCTGACGTTTTTTCAATATACCAATATTGATCACTAAATCCCTGATCTTCACATCCTATGATTTCGTTAGAATTATTACTATCCCAGCTAAAAGCTACATGGGGATTACTCACACTCGTTATTTTATATGCTTGTTTATCGGGACTAAATGTAAATTTCCACCTTTGATTCTCTCCATGATTATATTCATTTGATTTGACTTCATTACTAGAAGTTAACTCTGGCAAATAAATATCATTTTGGCCATCTTTAATCTCGTACTCACCATCATCAATTGTTTGATTCATAACAGGGGTTATTGCCCATCTTTGATCCTTTTCTTTAGTATCAGGCCTTCCCTCCAATAGGTTATGATTTTCGGCACTGCCTGCTTCTAATCCTATAACCAGAGATGGATCATCTGCATTTCTAAGTTTAAAATACCCGTCAGAAGTCCTTTCTACATACCAAAATTGATTATAAGTTGAAAATTCATCAACAGTAATTTCTTTTCTGTTCATAGTCAAGAATAGTTCTGGATTTTTAGCATTTTTTATTACATAAGCTTCTTTACTACTATCATAAACAAAGTTCCACTTTTCATCATCTGTTCTTATATTTTCAATTAGTTTAACATCATTGTCATCTGAAGAAACCCCTGCTACAATGTTGAGATCTAAACTAGTTTTTATTTGGTATTCTCCGTCTTTTATTGTTTGATTCATAACAGGGGTTATTGCCCATTTTTGAGCTCCTGATCCATTGTCCAAATATCCTTGTATCCGTGTTCCATTACTAGTGTTGCTTTGATCCAAATCTAGAACTATTTTGGAATTAGCATAACTCACAACCTTGTAACACCCATCATTTGTAGATTCTATCCTCCAATACTGGCGATCCTCTCCATTATCTTTCCAACCCCTAATAACTGCTGCTTCGGCTGCTAAAGACAATACTAGATCTTGTTTTAGACGACTTTTTATTTTATAAGCTTGTTTAGAATTATCATAAATAAAGATCCATTTTTGATTATCATAACGTTGATTTAATGATGATACAAGGTGTGGCGATCCAACTTCACTTGAATCCAGGTTGAGAGTTGCTGCCATGTCTTGAGTTAAACTAGTCTTAATTTGGTACTCCCCATCTGCAATTCTGTTGTTAATAATGGGGAGTTCCTCCTCATCCGGTACATCACCATTAGGTCCAAACATATCTTCGTCTGAATTGGTGCTGCTATAAACATTAGGATCTTTATGATTACCATCTGGATGGTCTGGGTGCCACATTACTTGTTCTGTACTAGATGAAGCTGATATTCCTTCTAAGTTTCCTGGGTCTTGAAAGTTTGGGTTTATCCAAATTCTTTGAATTCGACCATTCTGCAGTTCTCGAACAGATCGAATAAATTCGGGACGAATTCCTCCTGGAAAAGCTACTTCTAGCTGATTTGGCCACGGAGATTGTTCTCCAAAAGACCTGTTCACATCTACACCTCCCGGCGCAAAAATCTCATACTGGTATACAATTCCATTATCCCTTGTTCTTGGGCTCCAAGGCTGATACCTTTTACCGTTTTTATATTTCGTTTTTGTGGTCGAAACAAATATAGATTTTGTATTTGATTTTACATACCTAAACAAGTTTGTTTCTTCCAGACTAGGATCTGCATTTATAACTTGTGGAACAAACCCATTTATAAGAATTTCATTAGGGGGACGCCTATCCCATCTTAATAATCTCTGCCGTTCAGGTATCTTCGTTTTGCCATCTTCATCTGTTATCTCGTTATTTCTCCAACTAAAACCAATGTCAAATAGTTCAACTGGCAAGCTTCTATGTAAATACATGGCTAAGATTTCAAAAGATAATTCACTTATCCATCGGATAGTAGCAGCTTGAGCGCCATTTGGGTTATTTGGAGGTTGCGCATGAGTTGTTCCTTGAATAGGAAGAATACTTCCTCCTAGTAATACAGTAATCATCAGAACTAGTAACGTTTTTTTTACCATGATATTCATTTTTTGCAGCATTTTTATCACCTTTCAGTTACATAGAAATCCTTCAGTTTTGACTCTACTTTAACAACTGAGAATAAATATCAATTGTTAGCTTCATCTATTCCTTTCAAAAAATTTATGTAATAACGTAAACATTCAAAATAAATTAGTCTTAATTTTTATAATTTCAGATATCTATCTCCTTTTAATTTTTAGTAAAACTACCCCTAATTACATTTTCTGTCAAATATAAAGAAATGTTTACGTTAGAACCACTCCTTTATGGAAAATAGTGTAATTGTTTTTATAAACACAAATTAAATAATATCATAAATAAAAAATATTTTGAAAAAAATAATTTATCGGGGTGAAAATATATTTAGTTCCTATGGGTTTTATGGCACTTTCCTCAATTCGGACTCAAATTCAGTAAAATATATATTAGTAAATTAATGGAGGTGAATTATTCCACTAACAAATGGAAATATATATGCTTTTTATAATAAACTGTTCGTTAGAAAATCGATGTTTCAAAAATCAAAAAAAGAGTAAACCTAAAACAGGCCCATTATCTCGTTAAAATCTCCCGACTTTTTGAATAAGACTTCTATTCTTCGATGCTTCTTTCATCTCTATCCCGTCACCTATAAGCACCTCATTATGCTTTTGCAACCATTCTCCAATTAAGAACTAATTTTTGCAACCAGACCGTTTGTGTTAAGGAAAACAAAAACTGGTCGTATGGCCGCTGATTAATGGGTTTAAAGAAACAAAAAAAAGAGTCTTGAGGTGCTTACTCAAAGGCTCTTTCTGTAATGGTGCTTCCACACATCCATATTGTACCAGTTGTTGGGCGAGGTGTCTACAAAGTCACAATATTTATTATCAAATTAAACCAATTGCCTTTGCTATACCAACACCAGCTGACGATATTTGGGCACTTTGGGATAAGAGTGTAAATATGTCTTTTGCCGTTTCCCACTTTTTCTTTTTTATGTTTTCCTTTAATTTATCGGCTATTTCTTGATCCTTAGGTTCTCCATTAGCTCTTAAAAATTCATGTAGTTGGTCAAACAATTTATTTAGTTCTTCTTCCGAAGTTCCTTGAATAGTTTGATTAATACTGCTATTATCCCCAAAATTTACGTTTTCAGCTTTTACTCCACCATTGACGTAAAATCTTCTCTTATCTATATTCACAACAACAGCTCCTTGAGAGTAGTTTATATCATATCCCTCTTTTTGTAAGTCACCTAATTTCTTCACTTCTTCTATTGGGACTATAGGAAATTTACTGCTATTAATTGCTGGTTCATTTTTTTTTTAGCATCTTGGAGATAATCATCTGTGAAATTAAATACTAGAAAACAATGATCTAAATCTGGAATGATTTCCTGACCACAAGCATGGCATTCAGGTAAATCATCTTCATCTAATTCTTCTTCAAGCTTAGAGTGATGAGCTTTATGATTATTAGGGCATAAATAAATCCGAGAAACTTCTAGTTCAAAACCACGCTTTGACATTAAAGAGCGTAAAACATAATCATAGGTGGCTTCATAGTTGATAGCTGCTAAGACATTCTCTACGGTAAAGTCAATGAGTGGAGGTGTTAGTTTAGCCCAGTTTTCAAGAATTTCATTTATCTTAAATATTGGCTTGGACATTAAATACACCTCCATCTTATTAAACTGAAACCATCGAGTTGTCAAGCTTATCAATATAAGATACTTGGATAATTGCTTCAACTACATGATCAATAGCACTTTGAGTTACTAAAGATGAACCAAGAAATTTCAAACCGCCTGATTTCATGTTTATTTCAAACGAAAAAGGAAGACTTAATTTAGTCCTTGGATCTATATAGTCTGGCAAATAACATACAACATCAAGATGATCATCGGTAGGAACTACTCCACCGAGAGCAGTCATTATCTTTTGCATATTTGTATCTGTTGCTAAATCTATAGTTGAATTTGAACTAGTAAATTTAATAGATCCTACACTACTTGGCGTGCTAATATGTGTAGCTGAATAAGTTGCTTTTAATTTTGTTTTTACATTCTCAGCATCAGTTGGACTTAATTTTGTTAGTCTCATACTTTCGACTTTTGAAGACTCATAACCTTGAAGTGGAAGAATGAATTTTTGATATTTATTGACATAAGTGATAGGGCATCTATATTCTATAACTTGATTTGAAAAATGAATGATTATAGATGAAAAGTAAGCATAATCATTTTGACCCTTGTTATTCCAGCCTGTACTATAGGTATTCGTTCTTCGTTCTACAGTACGAAGAAAAACAGACTGCCCATCTAATGTTATACCACAAATCTGTATATTGTCATCATATCTTATTACCCATTTTTTCTCATTTAGAGCATCATTTATAATCAAGTTTTTTTCAATTAGATTCTCTATGAATCTGTTCTCGTCCTTTACAGGAAATTCATTGATTGGTTTATCGATAATTAAACCACCAATTTTCCCTGAAAAAGAAAATTGATCGTTTAGATACTCTAATTCAGATGAGAAGTCAGCTTTAATCAATAAATCAATAATTTCTTCGACTTGCTTTCCTCTTAGATTCTTAATTTCTTTCTGCTTTGCAAACCGTCTTATTATCTTTTCCGGTATATCTTGATATTTCATTATACATGGCCTCCAAGATTATTGTTGCAGGCCTTAGTCTTTATAATATACAATGTAACTAAGGGATATGACTGGGCCTGGAATGGTTCGGTCTTTTTTTCTATATTATAACAATATCTTCTGACTTTCCACCCTTTTTTACCAATCACCTATTTATTATAGTGCATTTGAACTAGGCGTTCCCACCTAATCCTTTTTTCCATCCCTTCCCATGGTGCTTTTCCCCGTGCTATATAACCCGCATGAAGTAAGACCGCAAATAATCCCATACATAATGCCTGTTTTAATGTCCCATACTGCCATATATGCAATACCTGCTGCGATACCTAGGATAACGGACAGAACCGGAGCCAGACGAACCGGAAGTCCCATACCTTTCGCCATTTCAACAAGACCGACTATGACCGCAACAATGACAACATCTGTAATTTCTATATTCATAGCGCCCTCCCCCTATTCCAAAAGTTTATAAGTCCTTTCAAATACATCTGGCTTGCATGGGTAATACTCTCCCTTAACGCCCCGTATGATGTAATCGCCGGGACAAACAACAAGCCAACTTTCTAATGTTTTACAATGCCCATGTAAAGATGTCTGATTTCCACATACTCTACAAATATTTTTACCGTCAAGTTCGTCAAGTCCACGTATTTGGGCATCAGGCACATCTCCCGCCTTCCACCACCGACCTGCCGATACTACAACTGGCTTTTTACGATACTTTTTCACAGGCACCCACTCGCCAAAATGTGGTTATTCAACCATGCCAGCTCATCAACGGTAAGACAACGATTTTCAATCTTGACCATCCAGCTCCAATCTGTAAATTTCCCTGCATTCCAGGCTAACCCCATGTTGTCATAGAGCTGTTTCCATTGCCAATCTTCCAGTTGTAAGGTTCTATTCATGTCGTCTTCCTCTCCTTCGTATGCTTGTTTAATTCGCTCTATAAAGCTTGGTATTCTTCCCTCATCTAACATTCTGTGCGGGCAGTATTTACCACTCCAGTGCTGGTGCGGAACCACATTTCCAATAGGAATACAAAACTGTTTCATAAGCTGGGCAATGATAATAGCCGCATGGTCTTCTGCTTTGTAATAGCGGTTGCCGCCGGACTTAGAGTAACAAATCTCTACGCCGATGGACTGACGGTTTCCTGTTCCGTTCCCGTCTCCGCAATGCCAGGCATTTCGATCAAAAGGAATGCCCTGAACAGCTTCCATATCGTCCACAGCAACGTGGAACGAAACCTCGTTATTGTTCCCGATCATATAGCGAATCTCATTTTCTGCTGGGGCATCATTATAGGTATTGTGAAACGTAATATATTTCGGTGCCATTTTATTCGGACATTTGATGCCATATTTGCTAGGTCCTACTAGCATCTGTCTGATTTCCATCATTGGGCTTCTCCTTCCCCAGGTTTTCCTTTTAGAATCCCTTTAATCTCGGCAATATCACTTGAAAGAAGGCTAAAAGACTTGGCTTGCTCCCGAATGACTTCCTGGTTCTCACTAATGGTCTTTTGATACTCCTTCTCCCGTACTTCATTCTTCTTCATGGTAGTAAAAAGCAGCCAGATAAACAGCGCACCAAATATCCCGGTATTTAGCGCTGTATTAAAAATTTGGTCTTCCATCTTCTCTCACCTCCACTTGACATATCGTTTTACGCTCTTTTTCCGTGATAAACCCTTTCTCCACGGCTCGCTCCAACTGCCTTGGGGTTACGGTTTGGTTACACCAGCAATAATAAAAGTGGGGATACAGTTCACTTTTCATCGGCTCGCCTCCTCTTGGTCGACTAGGACGTAGTTCAGTGCTTTTTGCAGTGCTTTGATCTGTTTTTCCATGACCTTCATTGGGTTTGGAGGATCTGGGCGATTTTTGATCTGATCAATTTCCTCTTGAGATAAACCTTCTTTCCATGTCTTAGTTTTAAAATCCCAAATAGGCGTATAAATCGGCATGGGTAAAGGATCAAATACGACAGTATCATCTATGGGTACCTCTTGATCTAAAAGGTTAAAATACTTGCCATCTTTCTCTATGAGTGCCAACGCTTCTACGTATTTACCTGCTTTGTCTACTCGACTCGCTTGTATGATCTTATCCATCTCAAACACCTACCTTTGCCCGTAAAATGAGGAGGGGAAAATGCTAAACGAGACAAAACCGGGTAACCCATAACTTTCTATCAATACCTCTCCACTGGGATATACACCTAGAAATTGAATAGATCTGGAGTAGTCTGCAAAGTCGATCATCAGACAACCAACGCGGATTACACCACTTGGACGAAACCCAGCCGGGAGGTTGAATAAAGGTGTGCCAAACTCAGTTTTAGTCCCTGAGCAAGTGCCATAAAGGTGGACGTAGCCGAATTGATCCTTGTAGTAGCAAACCCCTTTGACTTCACCTGCTTGTACGTACCAACCATTCAAAAACGTAGGCGTGTACTGCCCCGCGGGTTCGCCTTTCAGGGCGTATGCTCTGAGATCATTTATACTTGGGGCCCCTACATGTTTGGCCATCAGTATTACATCCCCGGTCTTACCATTGACGGATGTTACACCAAATTTCCCTCCCCCTTGATCTTTCATCTTCTCCAGCCATTCTTTCCACTCTTTTTCAAAGTCTGCTGTACGGCTTTCAAACCATTTCTGGAATTGGTTGAAAATCGTAGTCGTGTCGGCTTGTATAAGAGAGTTCACAATGCCACAAACGGTTTTGTTGAGCCTCTCGTCTGTGATTTGATAGGCTTCGATATAAGATTTACCTTTTACAATCTTTACTTGTGCTAGACTGATTTCAAACACGTTATCGTTACGTGTTAATGCAGGAGGGCTGGGAGTAGTCGAGGGTGTCCCTTCTTTTACAAAAGCCCTTACGTATCGATGATCTAGACGTTTGTCCAACCTTACTACGACTCGGTCAATGCGGTCTAGCGTGGCATGTGGATAAGGGTGCTGTAGATTTAGCTTCGTATCCTTGACGGCATACAAGTACCCCTGTAACCAGGCATAGCCCGGTTGAATATACGTTTCCATGTTTTTGCCCGTACTTTCTACCTTAAGATTTGTTCCGCCGTTAAATATGCCGTCACTAAGGACTTGCCTGAAATATTCCGCAAATTCGTCTGCCGTGTAGAGTCGCTCGTCCGTATCCGTCGAGTCAAAAAATCTGTAGGTTTCTGCCAAGCTTATCAACTCCTTAATTTTTGTCTAACTGCTTCCGCAAGTGTAGGAATACTGTTGCCGAAAATCACATCAACACGAATACCCCCAGGTTCGTAAACCTCTACAGCTTCTGTGATTCTTGTATTCATTGTCAGTCCCCACTGGCGATTTAGCACAGTTACGACATCCCCTAAGTCGTAGTCCTTACGATAGGTTAGATTAGATTTTGTAAGTATCTTGGCTTCGAGGGATGCTACCCTTTTTACTTCGGATAGTTTTTCTTGTCCCCGATCCGCCAGCATTTTCCTGATTTGTTCTTCTGAGAGAGGTTCTGAGCCCTCCTCTTGAGTCCCAACGTCTCTGGCATCCACAAACATTTCATGCCTATTTAGACCTGTTGATGTACCTACCGTAACGATTTTTCGATCTTCTCCCTCACCCTGCCCTGCGACCACAGCTATGTTTTTATGTCCAATTGCACTACTTATATAGCTTTGGCTTTCGATGTTATCGTAGTCCGTGGAAAAAATAGCAGGAGGGCGTATATCCTGATCCGCCGTTAGGTTTCGTCCGGTAAGCATGTCAAACACATACCATCGATTTTCGATATCTAACGACACCTCCCAACCCATTTGAGACATCAAGCTCAGTTTCTCCACTTCTTCGGCCAGTGGTTTATATCTGGTCTGAAACTGGATTTTCTCCCCGCGTCCTTGGTCAGGCGCACAAATGAAACCTGGGATACTACGTTCTCGGTCAACTGAATTTATACAATTATGTTTTACTATTTGCTTTACAATGGTTTCGATGGGCGCGTTCATATAGTCATAGGCTTTTCCTTCGGGCGGGTACGTGATACGCCTCCCGATTAGATTAGCCAGCATACTACCCTTAATGATGAGTTCCTCTTCTCCATCTTCACCCATCGTAATTTCCCGATACTTAATCATGGCCGCCTCTTGCGGGCGACTAGCTTTAAATAGGATCACGTCTTCTTGGAGCTTATCTGCATTTTGCATGAAAGGATGTATATGCAATTCGACCTCACCGGGTCTGTGCCAGCGCCTGATCCATTGCAGAGATGTATAAGCATCTACTTCACCCAAAAGATTAAAATCCGTGTCGATGAGTCTGATAGGCTCCATCCTTACACCCCCACGTATCGGTTTTTATAGCTGACGATCACTTTTGTTTTGCTACTATCATTTCCGCTGTTATACTCCAGTATGTTTTTTCCAACCACCAGTTGAAAAAATGAGCTGGCGAGATCGATGTAGTGGAACGCATTCTCCACCCTACCGCTTGCGCGAACAATTTCGACTCTTTTCTTTCCAAATGTAGTGTCAATATGAAGAATGTCATTCTCACTTAAATCCCGTTTAACCCGAATGAATTGCCCCGTGGTTCGGTTATACACGGTGGGATTCTGAGCTGGCCCTCTAAATTCGATGCTCACGGGCGTTTCTACGTCCCCAGTATTCTCAACGCCGCGCTGAAACGACCGTTTAGAAAATGACACGGGCAGCCGAAGGGAAAACTTATAGCCTCCCATGACATAGCTCATCTGACGGCTTGTTGGATTCACATCTGACCAGTAAGGATTGTGAGCAATGAGGGGGATAGAAATCCGGCGTACTTTAGGCGTTTTTTTATCGTAACCTGAAAGAAAGATAGGAGAACCGTCAGGAACTGGTTGAATAGCCCTTTGTCCTCCAGCAGATGCGTATACTAACTTTCCTTCACCTAATTTTGGATTAAAAATTTGATTTAATGTTCTCTCCAGTTCCAACCGCTGCTTACTGTCTTTCGAGACAATCAATAATTCCATTTTGAGTTCTCGCGGTTCAAGGTAATTATCAATATAGATTTCCCCATCCTGGTTAGCAGACTTTCCGGTCTGAAAGTTCGTGGTTGCGCGTCCCGGGTCAAAATCAATCAGCTTGAATGGGGATTTGTCAATGTTAATGCTCTGACCGCGAGAATTTGTAAAAGTGATCATGTGACAAACCCCCATTCTAAGCCTTGTCTTTGTTGAGCCCGGCGTAGTTTTCGTCCCATTTCAGCGGGTGAAGTGCTATCCGTATAGATGTTTATGTTGGCAGTATACCCACCACTAGAAACGCCGCGTGCCTTTTCTCCGGCAGATAGAGGCGTGACTCTCACACTGCTTCCACTCTTTTCAATGAGTTCCGGACCAGCTTCCCCGACTATGGCAGACCCAGATCCAAATACATTACCGCCTTTTGCAAGCATGGGAATATGGGGAATGATCGGTGCGTCTACCCCGGGAATTTTGTTTAATAGCTCAGCCGGCAGGTTAAAGCCATCGATAAACTTGTTGATAATCCAAATAATCCCGTTTAGTACGGCCTTGATCCCTGTTTTAATGCCTTCCCACACATCCAGTACAATTCCTTTCATCCCTTCAAAAGCGCTGGTTACTTTTTCTGTAATGGCCTTAACTGGCTCAATAATGACGCTTTTCATGCCGTTCCATACAGCACTTGCTGCCGATTTAATCCCATCCCAAACGCTTTGCAGAACACTTTTGATCCCGTTCCAAACGGAACTGCTGACCGTTTTAATGGTGTTCCAAACGGATGAAATAAAGTCCCCTATGCCTTGGAAGACGGGGGTAGCAATGGATACGATACCGTTCCACAGACCCACCAGAAAACTTTTAATGCCATTCCAGACGGCAGCACTCACGGTTTTGATGGTATTCCACACGGAACCGATAAAATCGCCGATGGCCTGAAAGATAGGAGTTGCAACGGAAACGATGCCGTTCCACAGACCTACTAAAAAGCTCTTAATTGCATTCCATACCGTGCTGCTCACCTCTTTAATGGTGTTCCAAACGGAGCCAATAAAATCGCCTATAGCTTCAAAAACGGGGGTCGCAACATACATAAGAGCGTCCCAGATTGCTTTTAAATACTGGGTAATATATCCCCAAACGGCACTGGTTACCGTAGAAATAACATCCCAAACCCCTTGGATAATCGATCCAATCGTCTCAAAGATAGGGGTCACAAACTCGACGATCCCGTTCCAAATCCCCACCAAGAAATCCTTGATGGCATTCCAGACCGCGCTGGTGGTATCGGAGATAGACTGCCAGGCCGCTAAGCAAGTGTCCACAATGCCGTTCCACAGGCCCACGAAAAAATCTTTGATACTATTCCACACCTCGCTGGTGGTATCCGAGATAGACTGCCAGGCAGCGGAACATGCTGATTTGATGCTTTCCCACGCCTCGGACAGGTACGATACGATGGAATTCCACAAATTAATAAAAAACTCTTTGATGCTATCCCAATTCATGATGATGGCGATCACGCCAGCGATGGCGGCTATGATAAGGCCAACAGGGCCCAAAAGCCCTAAAAATGAGCGACTCAGTAGGGCAAGACCTGCTTTCATGACTCCCATCACCTTTGTAGCGGTGCCCAATATGAGGAGTAACGGACCAATAGCGGCGGCAACTGCTGCAATGATGCTGATTGTTTTTTGCATTTCTGGAGAAAGCCCTTGAAACCATTTCAACACTTCGGTGACTTTTTTGACAATGGCTTCTAGAGCAGGCTTCAACTTATCATAGATGATCAAAGCCACACTCTCAAAAGTAGAGGCCATCTCCTTGACTGAACCTTGTAGGTTTTGAGTCATCGTATCGGACATCTGTTTGGCTGTTCCATCAGATTGCTCCAGGTTCGTTGTCATGGTTTGAAGTTGGTCAGAGCCTCTACCAAGCAAGATAGCCCAGTGTTTGTAAGCTTCTGCGCCAAATAGCGTGGAAAGCGTCGCTGATTTTTGCTGATCGGTCATCCCCTGGGTACCCTTTTCGATTTCTGCAATGAGATCCGGCATGCTTTTCATCTTCCCTTGCGCATCAAAAAACGAAATCCCTGTAGCCTTCATGACTTTTTCCATTTCAGCGGTCGGCTTCGCCAGTCGTGTTAAGGAGGAGGCAAAAGCCTGCCCGGCAATAGACCCTTTGAGTCCTGCGTCTGCCAAAAACATCATCGCTGCCGAAGACTCCTCTAACGACCAGCCGAATTGGTTAGCGACAGGCGCAAGGTATTTCATCCCTTCCCCGAGCATTTCTACTGTTGTATTGGAATTTGACGAGGCATACGCAAACACGTCTGCCGCGTGCGTGGCCCGATCCGCGGACATGCCAAAGGCTTGCATGGTATCTGAGGTGATATCTGCTGCTGTTCCTAACTCCAATGCACCAGCAGCCGCTAAATCTAACATCCCGGGCATGGCCGATATGATATCTTGTGCATTCCAACCGGCTAATCCTAAGTATTTCATGCCTTCTGCGGCTTCTGAGGCACTAAAAACAGTCGTAGCCCCTAATTCCTTTGCCGTTTCTTGCAGATCATCAAAGTCTTTTCCCGTCGCTCCTGTGATGGCTTTTACGGTGGACATGGCCGCCTCAAAATCCATGCCCATTTTGATCGAGGCGGTCGCAAGACCTACGACCGGAACCGTTAAACCGGCAGTTAGTGCCTTTCCAACACCCGTAAACTTTTTTCCTATCGTCTCCGTATCTTTGGTCAGCTTTTTCATTTCCTTATCAAAGCTTCGGATGTCCGCCCCGATTTTCACAATTAACGCCATTTCATTTCTTCACCCCACTTTCTGGGCATAAAAAATAGGCGTACATAACTCCTGCACGCCTACCCGAATAATGCTTTTCGCTCTTCTATTTTTTCTTCTATGCTCATGTTTCGTTTATCCTCAAACAGTGGAATTTCACTTGTTCCTTTTTTCCTCTTTACATTCACTTCCGCATTCACAATGACGTTTCTTAACAATTGAGCATCTTCCTTCATCTTTTCGAAATGTCTGTCTAGTAAAAGATGGAGATCCCAGGGTGTTAACTCAAGAAAATCACTCATGGACAGACGCAGATCAATCAAAGCAGCCTGCATACACTGCTCTAAATATTCATCGATCGTTATTTCTTTTCTTTTTTTTTGCTATCTGTTCTTCTGCCTGGCGAGACTTAATTTGAACGGAATCTTGAAGGATCTCCATGAAATCTTCCATGTAGATTTCCGATAAAATATCATCCAAAATGTCCATCGCTTGTTCAAAGGTATATTCTTGCCCTTTTACCCCATTTAGCCCAAACCAGAAGATTTTCGCGAGCTTCCCAGGGTCTTTTTTAATTTCCGCAGACCCTTTTTCGGTCATCATATCGATACCATCATCACGCATTTTTAACAAGGTGGAATAGGTGATCCGGATTTTGTATACCGCGTCTTCCAAATGAAATTCGGTTACTTTTTTCATTCTTTCGTTTCTCCTTTTCCGGGAATGGTTTCGATCATTTGCAAGGCTCCACTGCCTTGGAAGCTTAACGAGTAGGTCACTAAATCGTCATACGGCATTTCAAGTGACGCATCGGTAATGGTCGCCTCTCCGGCATACCTGCGCCCACTCGGGAGTTCAATGTAGATTTTTACGTTTTCACTATTTAACCAAGCATCTTCAAGCTCTTTATACGCTTGGTCACTTTCGACAAACACGCCGTCCGCATCAATCGACCATTCTTTGAACCCTTGTAGGGATTCTTTCCAGTAGCCTTCCGTGTCCTTACTCGTCGCATCTATCGTCTCAGCGCTTCGGCTGATGGTTGCACTTCGTTGGCCAGCAAGAATTTTTCCTTTCTCCTTGGCGCTTCCAACGAATAATTTGCACTTCATGCCTGCTAATTTAGTCGCCATGCTATTCACTCCAATCCAGTTTTATTTTGTATTCGATGGTCGCCTGATACAGGGATTCCGCGATCTCCTGAACCTCCCGGCTCACCACGGATTGATCCATCAAAAAAGCACCTTCAACCTCTAATTCTGGGGTTAAAGATGCTTCTATTTGTTTCAGGATATGGATGGACTCTTTCTTTCCCTTTGCTTCAGAGAATACGTCAAGGGTAAGCGTAACAATCTCACCTGTGCTTGTTTTGGTTTCGAAAGGTTCCGAATACACACGAGAAAACGTCACATAGGGCAGCAACGTTTTTTCTGGCACATAGTCATATACCCCTTTAATCATCGGCATAAGAGCCGTATCCGACGTTAAACGCCTGTATACAGCCTCCTGTACTTCATATAGTTTCGTCACGGCTAAATATCCTCTCCAATTCCTTGTTATACCTGCCTTCGGCATGCTTTTCCGCTATAGACATAAACGGTTTTTTCGGCATTTTCCCCCGATTTGCGCCCTTTTTATTTTTCCGCTGCCGTGTGCCATATTCGACCAGGTGCCGATGTGCGCCTTTCGGTTTTCTTGGCACAACGGTGGCAGATAAGCCACCTTCCATATATTTCGGGCGAATGCTTCTTTTCAAATCGCCGGGTTTGCCTTTGGATTTCTTTCTGCCGGCAGGAGATGAGGGGGCTAAACTTTTTCCCTCTTTTTGGATGCTGGTTGCAGTTTTCTTGACCAGCACGATGGCAGCCTGCTTTCTTTCCATTTCAAATAGTCCGATCTTCCGTACCGTCTCTGGTACCCCTAACACTTGGATGTTCGCCATTAGATTTTCTCCACACAATGAAGGATCAACGTGCGATTCGCTTCATCCACATTGATGATGTGCTGGATATCAAAGAGCCGCCCACTGTAGCTGACGACATGTGAGCGGTCGATATCCTTTCTATAGCGGATCATGATAGAGTGTGTGACTTCTGCTTGGGTTTGCTGAGACTGCCAGTATTCGCGTCCTCGCAACGGCCTAATGTTAGCCCAGATCGTGGCTACATCCGCTAGACCATCGTCATATCCTCCAGCACCATCCGGATTAGGTGAAGGCTTCTTGATTGTGATCCTCTTATTTAGCTTTCCCGGGTTCATGTTGCAGACACTTCCCTCAATTGCAAAATCATCGTTTGCAGCGATTGTTTGAGTTTATGCAGCGTCCTATCATCCATTTCATAATGGATGGCGACCCATACCATCACGGCAAGCTTGTACAAAGCATGATTGGATTCTGTGACTCCAGCATTGGCAAGATATTCTTTGGCGGATTCCAGAAGAATGGCGAGTGTCTGATCTCCCGCATCGTCATCCACCCGCAGGTATTCCTTGACTTCTTCCAAAGAAATGTTAGCCATTCACATCATCCGCCTTACTTCGCTTAGACTTGGGTGTTCCAGCAGGTTTAGCTTCTTCTGATTCCTTCTTCGGTTGTTCGGGTTGTTCGGGTTGTTCAGGCTTTTCGGGTTTCTCTGGTTGCTCCGGTTCCCCCGGAGAGGGATTAGGGAGTTTGTACTTTGGCAATCCGGAATGCAGATTTCAATTTGATTTGGTGATCAAACCAAGCTGTGACCACAAACTGTTCAATGCCTGTTTTTACGTCTTTTTCTCGATCATATAGCGCATTTAAGTCATAGTTAAAATGCGAATAGGCAAAATCGCCAATGACCGGACTCTCCGCAGAGTCGCAAAATACAACCGGCTTGCCTAATACTTGTTCCGGCTGTGCCGTATACAGCGTTGCACTGCCATTGGCTAAGATTTTGATAATGTTCTTGTAATCTTGGTAACGCATGACGATTGTAGCATTTTCCCTGTAATCCTCATGAAGATCCGCAATCGCATCGGTAATCGCATCAAACATATTTTCTGCCACAATTTCTTTAATTCCTGATTTATAAAAAGACATATGCTCTTCCCCTGTTTTGGGCTTGGTTGCAAACGCCACTTTCTTTTCTTTGGCTGCTACGCCAGACTGCAAAGCCGTTTCGACATAAGATACTAAATTTGCATCGGAACCATTGATGACCGTCTCGGACACGCCCGCAAGCACCTTGAATTTATTTCGTCCGAAGGTAACGGTATCTCCATCTGCCTTCATCTCTTTAGCCGTTTCGGTGTCGGCAATAAAGTCATCGTCATCCAGTGTGAAATGGAGTTTGGGGATTTCCAAGTTTGTAATCTGTGTAACCGATGAAAGTTGACGCAATGGGTTTTTTACAGTCGGTTCAACCAAAATGTCCGTCGATACGGTTTTAGGTAAGAATTTGTTACCGCCTGTCGTATCGTTATCCCCTAATGCCTGAAACACGTCTTGCGTAACAGCTTGTTTCTGCATGGTGGCACGGATGAGTTCAGCCTTTGCTTGGATTTTCTTCTGCACAGGATCTGCGGTGTTTTGGATTCCTTTGTCCGCTTTTAGTTTTGCCGCCTGTTCAGCTTCAAGCGCATCATGCTGCTGTTTCACGACATCAAAGCGCATTTTCAGATCCTCTTTGGATTTTTGCAGGGCTTGAATAGCTTCCATCGTAGTGCTAGGATCGATAGCTTTGGCCGCTAGATCACTTTCTGTTTTTTGAAGTTGCTGACCAATGGTGGCTAGATTTTGTTTCAACTCATAGAGTGTTTTCATTCAAAAATTCCTCCTAAAATGGTTTGGATATAGGCTGCATGTGCCTTTGATTCATCGGCAATTTGTTGTCTTTTTGCCATATCACCCGCTGAAATAGGGGTTTGTTGCTGTGAAATCAGTTGTTTTGGAACATTTTTGTATCTATTCATACATGCATCGCTTATAGATGCAGCCATCGTATTAGCTTCCTGAACAACATCGCATAAGCCGTATTCAAAAGCTTCATCTGCGGATAGCCACGTTTCTGCATCTAACATTTCCTGCAACTTTTCATCGGATAATTTATCCCCTGCTTTTTGCAAATACACTTGTTTGCTGGAGTTGCCGATACGGTCCAGATCATCGGCTATTTTTCTCATTTCCGAGGCGTTTCCCCAGGCATATGTCCATGGGTTGTGAATCATGAGCATGCTATTTTTAGGCATATAAATCGTGTCACCTGCCATGGCAATGACACTTGCAATCGATGCCGCTAACGCATCTACATAAACATTTACTTTTGCTTTATGCCGTTTCAGCATATTATGAATGGCAATTCCCTCAAAAACAGATCCGCCTGGACTATTGATGTAAAGATTCAGGTTTGATACGTCACCCAAGCGATCTAAGTCCTCTTTAAAAGAGGTTGCACTTGTGTCGACTTCGTCCCATTGATACGTAACGATATCCCCATAAATAAAAATGTCCGCTGAACTGGAATCGTCAGCCGACATCTTCATCTCCCAAAACGTGTTCTTTTTTGGTTTCCCCACGCTCTTTCACCCCCTTTCGCTCTGCCGGGTCCATGTTTAAAGGGTACATGTCACCGGAGATCCAAAGCTCAGCTGCCTTTCCGCCTTCTGGTGGCAAATCCTCATACATCCTGACTTCATCCGGCTTCATTCCAGCGCTTCGGAGCATCATTTGATAAAACTGCGTCCTTGCCGCTGTATCTCCGCGTAATAGTGCGCCAAGATTAAATTTAAAGTAATATCCGGCTTGTCTTTCTTCTGACGTGAGCAGTTTTCGATTCATTTCCTGCTCATATTGACGTACGGTAGGCGTTAACGTCATTTGGACAAACTGGATCATCATTTGCTCTGCATGGCTTCCCTGTCCTTCCTCATTGAGAAAATTCACAGGCAAATTAAACACATTCGCTACTCTGGAACGTGTGATTTTTTCAGAAGCCAGTGTGTCCGAAGCGACATACTTACGCTCCATATTCGTCACCGTTACTCCTGGCTCTTGGAACAAGATTCCACCATTTTCTTTGTAAAATCGCTTGAAATCATCTACAATTCGCTGTCTTTTTTCAGTGTCTACACTTGCCCCATATTCCAAAATAAAACTGTCTTTCTTCTGCATTTCAGACAAACTAAATTCTTGAACTGCTTTGTCATATTCCAGGGTATTTTTCAGCACCTCGATGGGACTAATCCCTTTCCAGCGAGCCGCGCCCGTGATGTGCTTCACATGAAACATGTTCATGTTGTGCAGGTAATACGTTCCGTCTATTCCCCGTACTTCATACCATAAATGGCCGTCATCTTGATTGAGAATAGGGGTCACATAAACCGGGTCAATCGGAATTAAGGCCTCAGGCTGTAGCCTGATGTCCCTCATAATCACGGCATAGCCGTTTCCTGTTTCATTGCGGGAGACTTCCATTTTATTCAGCCATTCGAACCCGGACATATTAGGATTTGGGTGATGAATCAGCATATCCGCTGTCTCATTCATTTGAATGTCGTAGTCTTTGTATAGTTTCAGTGGCAGGCAAGATAGGGCATTTGCAAGGCGGCTCACCACACTAAATATGGTTTCATTGGTCGCCAGTTTCGTGTTATCGATTCCCCAGAACCTTCGCCCAAACCACGTGGAGAAATCACCGGAGCCGCCTTTCCAGCCTGATATAGCCCCTCTCACGGCAGATTTCATTTTTCCAAACCATTTCACATTTCCACCTCCTCTCAATGAAAGAGATCGCCGACAGAAAGAAATTCAATGTTTCCATTTCCTTTCGGCGCTACAAGCTTTTCCATGACGAAAACATGAGCATTTAATAACGCTGCAAAACCGTCAATTTTCCGGTATCTGTTTTGTTTCGTCGGATGCCAATTTCGGTTACGATCCTGGGTTAATTTCACGTTATTGATATACCATCTGAGTAATTTGTTTTCATTCGTAATCACTTTTCCGTCGTAAAACATTTCTTTCAAGTCGGAAAGTGGTTTGGTTAGTGTCTCGGCTCCCTGTCTGACAATCTCGGTTTGAAATCCGTAGGATTCTAAAGCCTTAACCAGACGAAACGCCTTCGCCCTATCGTAAGCGATCTTTTCAATACTGAATGTTTTGGAATGGTTAACGAACCAGTCATAAATCATCTCATACTCCACATATTCGGCTTCACAAACCGTCAACGATCCATCCTCTACAAACTGCATGTATGGTATTTTCTCATTGTTAGCCAGCACTTTCTTTCGAGGTATCCAAGAATGAGATAAAACAAATATTTCTCCCGTATCTAACGGAAATTCAAGACAGGCTGAGGTGAAGTCCTCTGACTCTGATAGGTCAAAAGATCCTATAGCCGTCTTCCCGTTTAAGGAATCGATATCTAAATGCTTGTTATTTTTCCTAAGCGTGTTGAAGTCAATAAAAGACATTTCATCTGCTTTTACAAAAATATTGAACCGTTTGACAATCATATCTGATCGTTCAGCAGGAATGTTTTTTCTTTTCTCCCACGCATTTTTCAGCTTTTCAAGGTCATAGGTGACCCCTAAGTTAGGATTGGCTTTCCCCCACATGTCGGGGTTATCGATTTCTTCTTCACTATCTAATTCAGCCATATAATAAAAAGTGCGTTCGTCTGAAACTACACCCTCAAGGACATCTGCACCAAGCTCATAATAATCTACTAAGGGACCGTCTAGCTGATAGCCGGCAGTCGTAATATACAGTAGCAAAGGCTGTTCCCGTGTATCTGTTGAGTTTTTGATGATGTTGATTAAATCGTAATTTTTATACTCATGAATCTCGTCAAATACCGCCAAATGCGTGTTTAACCCGTCCAGTTTTTCTGAATCAGACGCTTGAGGTTCAATGATTGAATTGGTTTGCTTGTATTCGATCACATCCCGTAATGCTTTCATTTTTTTCTTAAGCTGCGGGGAGGCTTTGATCATTTTTTTACATTCATCGAAAATGGTCTTGCGGACCTGTTTCATACTATTGGCTAATACATATACATCGGCCCCCCGTTCGCCATCTTTTGTGCAACCATAGATGGAAATTCCAGATGCAAGTCCCGATTTTCCGTTTTTTCTGGCAATAAAAATAAGACCCTCTGTAAAGCGTCTTAATCCCGTTTCTTTATGCACCCAGCCATACAGATTGCCAAGGATAAAATGTTGCCAGGGTTGCATGATCATCTGTTTAAACTTTCCCTTAGATGGTTTGCAGAACCTTTCTATAAAAACAATAGGACGATGACCTTTTTCCTCATCGAACACATAGGGAAAGTCCTTACTTCCTTGTCTTTTTAGATCATCTAAATGCCTTTTTCCAGCTAACATCACCTTATGGCTTGCCAAAATGTGACCTTGTACCACCTGCTCAGCATACCAATTCGTTAATAACTCGGAAGAAGGTTGCGATAAGATCCCCGGAAGATTAGAAGTCGTCGAAGTCATCGTCATCTTCACTCACTACTTTCTTGCGCTGAGCAGGCGTTAATCCAAGTGATTTCAACAGGTTATTGAGTGTTTGTACCGTCTTTGTCAGTTCGATAGAAAGGGGGTTTTTTACTAAATTTGTGGCTCCTGCTTTATTGGTATACTCATACATAAGCTCTGAATTCTTGATTTCCTTCTGAAGCCGTCGATAAAACTGGTGCGTTTCAATGTACAGCTGAATCAATTGTTCATCGGATTCTTCATACGTTTCTCCTAAATATTCCCTGATGAGTTTGGAAGTAGGTACCGCCATTTCAGGTTCCCCCCCTTTCATGAAAAATTTATATTTGGTGTAAACGATGG